CTTAGATAAAAAATGTCTGTGGAATCCATCTATTATCGTATAATCTGTCGTGACTAGAATAGGCTGAATCCATCCATTAGTCATTATGCTGAACTCTAAGAGTTTCAATTCTTGATTTAATACAACATTAGGATTGTAGTCATTGCTTTTAATCTTAGCAACTTCTACCCATTCCACTTTGTTAATTGGGTCACTCAATGTTATGCTCATACTTTAGGATATTAAAATTGTGTTTATGTACTGGTGCAAACTTCTTGCCTTGTTTTACTTCTTCAAAATATAATTTAACTGCAGCAGGATTTCTTCTTACTGAGTGATGTATCATATGACACCTCCAACATATTGGCTCTAAAGCACCATCTATTGCTTTTAACTCATCTTCTGTAATACTTATAGGAAACCTACCAAAAGCCTCTGTAAGCGTGTCTAAGGTAATATCATAGTTCTCGTTATGTAGTTGTAGTATGCCCTCTGTTTGACCACACCTGCGACATTCCTTTGGATTCTTAACCCATCCATAAGTCCTTGCTTTCTTTGTCAATTTTAAAGATTGCTTCCTAGTTTCTGCTGTCCATTTTTTGTAGTCTTTCATAAATGTTTTTTCAAATAACTTATTTCTTGTTTTCTTTCTGTCTTAAATCCATTCTTTAGGAATTGCCCTATACTCATTCTGGTACAGTATGCAGATATTACCTCTGGATTTTGCTGTAAGGTAAGGTTTTCCCTTGATATCCACAAATGTTTATAAAATCCCATCTTCCTAAATCTAGGTATTACATAAGATGTTTTGTATCTAATATGTTTCTCCCCTATGTTTTGCCAACCAGTTACTCCAATCAATTCTCCATCTAAGAATAGACCTAAGTATTTAGTCTTGGTATCTATTTTCTGAATTGCTACTGACTCTGATTTCATTGCCCTAGCAAAATGCTTATAGACTAGGTTATGCTCTACTGCTGCGATTTTCATACTCAAAATATATTTCTTTTATTTCTGGAGTTGGTATCATACTTCGTTTATAACCACCACCTATTACTTTGCCAAAAATGTAAAGAGCAGGATATCCACCAAATGGTCTTTCTAAGGATTCTTTCTTTCTCCTTGCCATCTGGGTTTGACTTACTCTCTGCTTTGCCATTCGATTTTGTTTAGGGTCAAGTATCTCATTATCAATATACAGATAAATTGCTGACCACGCATCTCCTCCTGCTTTCTCCTTGTATTTTTCTGCTATCTTTTGGTTCTTACCTTTGGTCATATCTTTATAGTAACGAGCCTGTACATCAATCTCTGGAAACACAGTCATTATCTGGTTGTACAATAAAGGGTCAATGGTCTTAACTTTATACAAACGTTTTGCTGCTTCTGCGTGTACTGCTGAGGCAACTCTTAAAGGGTCTTTATTAAATATCTGGTGGTCATAGATCTTGCAATACTCAATGTCTTTTTCATATAAATACTTAAAGATATCTTTCTCGCTCCAATCGTAAACTGGTTTACCTATGGTCATATTTTTACCTACAGGATTTTTTGTGATATGGCATACTTTACTTGCTGTTATTCCTGCAAATCTTAACAATGATTCATCTGCTCTTGTACCTAGAATTGTACAGCATCTTCTATTTGAACTTCCAAAGATATGCTTGTCAAATGTAAACTGGTCGTGTATTCCCTCTAACGTAATTGCACAATCTGGTTTCTCTACAATCCAATCTCTGTTTTCATCCCACTGGATTAATGTCTTTTTCTCTCCCAGAATATAGATTTCACTATCTAATTGAGTGGCATAATATCTAAAGTTGTATCTAGGATTGTCAACGAATGTCAATACAAATTCTCTAATTGCATTGTTTATTATTTCTTCGTCTCTAAACAGTACATTTATCTTATCCTTAATTCCCTCTCGGTCAAAATATTCTTCAATAAGTTTCAAACATACTAAACTGTCTTTACCTCCAGAATAACTAATCCAAACCTCATCGTGCGAATTGTAGATTTGCTCTACACGTTTTAAACCCTCCTCGTAAACATTAGTTTCTAGGTAAATTAAATCACTTTTCTTCGCCATCTGTTTCTATTTCTTGTTCGATAAATTTCATTATCATTTCTGACTCTTTCATTCCGTTTTCATCATATACCTCTGCTATATAACGTAACACTCTATCACTTATGTTATCGTAACCCTCAAATTTATTTTTAAGTTTCTTTAAGAATGAGTACCAAATGTCCAATTGTCTTTCATTTGCAAAGTATATTGTGTAGTCATTAAATGCAACATCTTCTTTTTCTTCATTAGCATTATCAACTACCTCTCCAAACATCGTTGGGTCTAACTCTACACCCATAACATCTAGGTCTACTATGTCATAATCGTTTGCCAACAGGTCATAATCCCAATCTCCAAATGAAACATTATCTGCAATAACAAATTCTGCTTTTTGTTCCTCAGTCCAACCATTCATATCATCAATCCAAACTTCTTCATAACCTAATTCAGTGAACGCTTTTAAACGCATATTTCCACCGAGTACTATATTGTTCTCATCTACAATCATTGGTCTAGCCTCGTGCATATAAGTCTTAGTCTTAATGCTGTGCAATAGTTTTGCATACATATTTTCTTTTATGTATCTAGGATTTTTCGGATTCTCTTTTACTACTGAGATTTTTACTTTCTGTTTCATATTAGTTTGCTATTAATTCTTTATTTACTTTTCTTGGATGGTTGCCTAATTCTATTTGCTCTTTCTCATCTATTTCTTGTTTGTTTAGAATATCAGCATATTTTGAAAATACATAATTATACACAATTTCTATATGCTTTTCATCCAGTAGATTTAATCTTTCCCTAATATAATCCAATCTTCCTATTTCTGACTTCATAGTACTACCCAATAAGTCATTCAGATTTCTAGCCAAAGTTGCATTTGCTTTTACTATATATTCCCAATCTCTTAAATGGTGGATTACTGTAGCGTGGGTCATAGGTTTCCCTCTGGATTTAAAATACTCTGCAATACCTGTTTTACTTAAACCTAAATATTCTCTAAAAACGTGCATTAAAAGAGACCTTGCTTCCACATAGTCTCTCTTTCTAGTTTTATCAAATATATCTAGTCCTGTAATCTTGATTAGCCTTTGTGCTAGTTTGTCTTGTAATATCATTATAGTTCTCCTTTTATGTAATAATTATCTAATCCCTCTGAAATTTCTGTTTTCCAATCTTTACCCTCGATGTACTCAACGTAGGTAGCAATTGCCCTCGTTACTTTCTCTTTTCCTGCATTATAAAATTCTTCACTTACTCTGTATTCTGCAATATCTAAAGAACCTTTGTCTATCACTAGGAAAACAAACTCTAAGAAATGCTTTCCAAATAATTCACAATACAAATAACACTGGACATCATATCCATATTTTTTGGCTGCGTACGGAAACCCTTTTATGTCTGTTGTGGTCTTAATATCACAAAGAATATCTTTGCTTATGATATCTGCTTTACCTCTGAATGGCATACCTTGAACCATACCAATTGCAGGTATCTCAAATTCTGCACCAGATAATAATTGCAATGCTTTCTCGTTTCTTAATAATGCATCTGCTACTCTTTCTGAGTCTTTTTTCTCTTTAGACGTATAAACTACACCAAATTCTGCAACTGCATCTTTATACACTTTTGAATTTTTACTAACCACATCTACAAAATGTAATTCAGCAAATTTCTCTGGCTCTAAGATTAACGTGTGCAATAAAAAACCATCTCTTAATGGCTGCGAGGTAAGTTTCTTTGCATACTTTGTAACTCCATAATACTTCTTAGGACTCTCTAAGAGCAGTTTTAAGGAACTCGAAGATAAAGCAAGTGTATTTAGTTCTCCATAGTAGAATGAGTCATCCATCATCCTTGTCAGTAAGTCTGCTATTGGGTATTCGTGTCCATCTAATAATTTAATCTTGTCCATTGTTTTAGTTTTTAGTGTCTCCTTTAATTAATATTAATAATAATAATACTGCACAAAGTAATGTAATGCTGTATGTCATATTATCTCTTTTTGATATGCTTTACTAAATTTTAAATCTACCAAATCCCATTTGGTTACCTCCTCGTGTGAATATAACCACCATTCAGCCATCTGGCAATCCAGTGTATCATCGTCTGGTCTAACCAATAGGTAGTGGCTTGTGTTCTTATCCTTGTTATGCGCTCTCTCATTAACTCTTACCTTGTCTAAGTTACTAGGTAATCCCTTAACGTCTATCCTCATCCCATTGACCTTTATATCACAATCCTTAATTGGGTCTACTCCTAGCATCTGGGTTGCATCGTATTTGTACTTATGACTCCAGAAAAAATACTGTGCTATCATTTCACATTTGCATCCTAGTTGTGATACTTTTAAATTGGGTCTAGCAAACTTTGGATGTCTTTCTGAGGTGTAAAGGTTTACAGTGTCTCTAAGACCTCCTATGTACAATGCTTGTTCGTTTATCAGTGGTGGGTAATAAAATGAGCCTCTTGTTTTTTTCATAAGTTCGATATTGATTTTAATTTCTTAATTTCCTTTTCTAGTTTAGTAACCTGTGATTCTGCTTTT